GGGGCGAGGATATACGGGTAAGAACCTCAGAGATCTCTCCAAGCAGAGCTACAATCGAGTGGGCGTGCTTGTGGGGAGCACCAAGCAGGAGGATAAGGGGGCTAGCCTAGGTATCCTTGCAGGGCGTATCGCATCAATCCCCGTCCATCGTAACGTTGGGCGAACGCTTGATGGAGCGCTCAAGCCAGAGACCTTCTACCTCAATGGCAAACCGATCGAGGAAGTGCAGAGCGAGGTCGATGACCTCTACATGAAAAGATATATCACCTTTCGGATTTATGTAGGTCGTGATGGCTACTTCTTTTCAGATGACCATCTTGCCACATCCTCCAAAGATGACTATGCGCAGATCGCCAATCGTCGGGTGATCGACAAGGCATACCGCATATGCTACAACAGCTTGCTTGATGTCATGCTTGATGATTTGGACCTCAATGACGATGGTACGCTACAGGCTCAAATTGTTAAGTCTTTGGAGCAGAAGGTTGAAAGAGACATCAACAAAAGTATGACAAAAGCACATGAGCTATCGGGTAAAAATGGTGAGGGCTGTATCTGTATCATTGACCTCAACCAGAATGTCGTAGCAACGGAAAAGATAGAGGTCATCCTAAGAGTACGTCCTCGAGGATGTGCTCGATATATTGATGTCCTGCTTGGCTTCCTTGTGACACTGAAAACAGACAAAGACAATAAGTAGCTATGGTCAATACGAGAGAATATGAATGGGCTGACATCTCCCTCGTTGTCGCTGGTCGTGACATCAAGGGTTTCCGTGCGGTAAAGTACTCCGAGAAGCAAGAGAAGGAGGCTGTCCATGCCAAGGGGAATAGACCCCATTGCATTCAGTCTGGCAATATCACCTATGAAGGAGAGTTAACCCTTCTGCAAAGCGAATATGAAACCCTCCGCCTAGCGATGGGTGGAAGTATCCTGTCGGGGTCGCTCGCTATGGTTGTTGCCTATGGTAACCCCAGCAAGGGGGATGTGATGGTCACCGACGCACTCTCTGGGTGTGAATTCACCGAAGATGCCACGGAGTGGAAGCAGGGGGACAAGTTCCAAGAGAAGTCTCTGCCCTTCGTCTTCCTGTCGAAGAAGTCAGTCTAACAGCATTAGAATAAGATTAGAATGGTATTTACAGCAGAACAAATCCAGCAGTACAAGGACAAGTACAAGCAGGTCTATGAGATCACCGTCGAGGATAAGAGTTGCCTCGTACGTAAGCCTAACCGCAAGGATCTCAGCTACGTCTCAACGCAGAAGGATCCCATCCGCATGAGCGAGGTGATGCTCAATCAGATCTGGCTGGAAGGAGATGAGGAAATCCGAACGGATGATGAGCTCTTCCTCGCTGTCGTCAAGAAGATCGACGAAATCAGTCAAGTCAAGGAAGCCGAGGTAAAAAAGCTCTAAGCGATGCCGAGGTAGATGTCGTGGGAATGGAGGGCTTCCTCTTTCTCTCGACACTCCTTGAGTACTACCTCGGCATCGCTCCCGATGACCTCCCTGATGAGGTCTGGGCGTGGAAGCTACGCTACGTGAAGGATATCAGAGAACTAGAAGCCAAGGGTAATAAGGGATGAATAGCATCTTAAAGCTCCTTATCAAGCTACAGAGTGACTCGGGCAATGTGATGACCGAGGCACGCAAGGTGATTACCCAGCTGGAGAGCATACAAGAGAAAGCCAGCTCGGTGGGAGCAAGTATTAAGCAAGCGTTCTCCCCATCTGCCCTCGGCAATTCTCTGATGTCCATCCCGGGGATGCAGTTCCTCACCAACCCCTATACCCTGCTCGCCTCGGGGATTGGAGCTATCTCGAAGATTGGAGCAGAGGCAGAGATGACTGCCACAGCTTTTACGACTCTGGTTGGAAATGAAGAGAGAGCAAAGGCTATCCTTGGCGATATCGGCAAGTTCGCCTCTGAGAGTCCCTTCGGCAAACTTGATCTAACGAGCAACGCTCAGCAGATGCTCTCCTTTGGGGTCTCTACCGACAAGGTGATGACCTACCTCAAACAACTCGGGGATATCTCGGGGGGGAGTAGGGAGAAGCTATCGTCGCTGTCTCTCGTTATGGGGCAGGTGTCTGCAAGTGGTAAGCTAATGGGGCAAGATCTTATGCAGTTCATCAATGCGGGATTTAATCCCCTGAAAGAGCTCCAGAAGATGCATCCCGAGCTGACCTATGAGAAGCTCCAAGAGGCGATGAGCAAGGGAGCAATCTCCGCCGACATGGTCGCCTCAGCCATTGAGCATGCGACGGCAGAGGGGGGGCAGTTCCATGGTCTTATGGATGCCACTGCCCAAACCATCGGTGGGCGATGGTCAACGCTCATAGACAACCTCCAGGAGATGGCTATTCAGCTCTTCGAGCAGATACGCCCCTTCGTGTCGAGCTTCCTTGACCTCTTCAGCAAGGCTATCCCCTACATCTCGAAGGCGATCAGTGGCTTCTTCTCGATCCTGGCGGGAGTTATCAACTTCGTGAAGGACTGGTGGAAGGAGCTAGCCCTCGTGGGAAGCATCATTGGTATTGTCGCCATAGCTATTAATGCCAAGACGATCGCCCTTACAGCCTATGCAGGTGTGATGAGTATCGTCTCTATTGCTACGCAAGCATGGACTGCGATGCAGTGGCTACTCAACGTGGCTATGTCGGCAAACCCCATCGGTATCGTGATTGTCGCCGTAGCCGCTCTGACGGCTGGGATCATCTACCTCTGGAATAAGTTCGCCTCCTTCCGTGCCTTCTTGATGACCGCCTGGGATACCTTCAAGGAGCTCGGATCGATCATCAAGGACTATGTCGTCAATCGCATCAACGAGATGCTCGAGGGGCTGGGTAAGGTTGGGAAGGCACTCCAGCTACTCCTGTCAGGGGACTTCTCCGAGGCTTGGTCAACCTTTAAGGATGGAGTTGGGAATCTAGCGGGCAAGAACTCCGCAAAGACTGCTGTCCTACAGACCAAAGAGGTCATCGAGGGGGTCAAGGGTGACTGGCAACGCAATCTGCAGACAGAGCAAGCCAAGGATCTGAAGAAGCTCGATAAGAAGACTCAGATTGAGACTCCTGCCCTAAAGGGGTCGGCATCCTCGGATAAGCTAGATCTCTCTGGCGATGGTAAGGGGAAAAAGGGAGGAAAGGGCAATAAGACAGCCGAGGCGATTGCCACTGGGGGATCTAGACCAACAACAATTAATATCTCAATAGCGAAACTCATCGAGCGATTCGAGGTGACGATGATGGATCGAGCGGACACTCAGGAGATAGAGCGTGTCGTGCTCCAGGCACTGAATCGCTCCCTCGCCATTGCAACTAGCACAGATTAAAATGAAATACTTGAGTAGCATCCTCCTTGCCCTTGGGCTCCTGCTCCTGGTGGGCTGTGGAGTACGAGTGAAGACCGTAGAGGTAGAGCGTTTGAAGGTGGAGTACAAGGATCGTCTGAAGATGGTGCGAGATAGCATCTACCAACATGACAGCATCTACATCGAGAGGCGTGGTGACACAGTCTATCAAGACCGATGGCATACCCGTTGGCGAGAGATGGTACGTCACGATACGGCGTATATCGAACGCCGAGACTCAGTAAGCTATCCCGTTGTGGTGGAGGTGGAGAAGCCTCGCTCCTGGTTGCAACGAGCCGAGATAAGCATTTACCGAATAGTGATCATTCTTCTCCTCGTCTTTGCAGGCTGGTATACCGTGCGCAGATTCCTATGGGTAAGACGACTATAAAGCAGGGGCAGACCTGGTGGGATGTGGGGGTTGAGCTCACTGGAGCTTGGGAGGCTGGAGTCGATCTGGCACTAGCTCTAGGAGCATCCATGACAGAGCCCCCTCCGCAGACTACCGTGGCAACCCAGCAGACCTACAATAAGCCGATGGAGCGCTATTGCCACGCAGAGGGAGTATCCCCTGCCACGCTTAATGATAACACTGGGATTCACTGGCAAATCTTCGCTCCATCCTTCAATACAATCTTCCGCTAGATATGGCTCGTACAGTACAAGAGATCAAGACGCAGATGACCGATGCCTTTATGGCAGACGGTACTCTTCGGGAGCGCTACGGATTCAAAGAAGGAGACACCTTCTCCTCCCGCTTCTCCGTGGCGAGCCTAGAGAGCATCCTCTTCTTCATCGTCGCCTCGGCGCACTACGTTCTTGAGCGGATTTTTGATCAGTTCAAGGCGGATGTCATCAAGCAGATTAATAGCTCCGTTGTAGCTACTATCCCTTGGTATCATCAGCAAGCGCTTAACTATCAGCATGGCGATAAGCTGGAGCTCGACGAGAAGACCCTGCAGTGGAAGTATCCCATAATAGATGAGAGTAAGAGGCTAGTCCGTTATGTGGCAGTCAAAGATCACGGAGGGAGTATACAGGTTCTTGTCAGTAAGGATAAGGATGGACTCCCCGAGCCTCTCACAGAGGACGAGCTTCGCTCATTCAAGGCATATATGACATCTATCAAGATTGCAGGTGTTGTGCTTGCCGTTCGATCACTTCCTGCAGATATTCTCTCCATAACTGCAAGCATACAGCTCGACCCCCTCGTCTATCTCCCCAGTGGGGTGCGCATCAGAGACGGTAAGCGCCCTGTAGAGCTGGCTATCCGATCATACCTGCGAGAGATCACTTACGGCGGGGTCTTTAACAAGACCAAGCTGGTAGATGCCATTCAGCAAGTAGAGGGAGTCCTGGACGTAGACCTCGGGGAGTGTTCGGCGGAGCCCCATAGAGGAGTGCGACGTGTCATCCAAGGGAACAACTACTCGGCTCGCTCAGGGTGCTTCCTCGCCCCTTCCCTCAGCTCAACTCTATCCTATAACTACTGATGTCTATCCTATAACTACTGATGGACGCATATCGAGAGCTCCAGGAGCGACTCAAGAAGCTCGGAGGAAGGACACTCAGTCTCTACCAAGGTGTTGTAGAGAGCGTCGAGGGAAGCACGTGTACCGTGACCATCGATGGATTAGCAATCCCTGATATTCGGCTGAGGGCAACAACAACGAATGATGATATGGAGCTCCTTATAACGCCCGCTGTGGGTTCTGTTGTCATCGTTGGTAGTCTCACGGGGGAGTTTGACCAACTAGTCGTCCTATCCATCGATCGAGCAGACCAAATCATCCTCAACGGAGGGCATCGTGGGGGACTTGTGCTGGTGCACGAGCTGACTCAGCTGGTCAACTCCTTAGAGCGTGAGCTTAATGACCTTAAGGAGAGCTTGCTCGCCTGGATCCCAACGCCTCAAGATGGCGGACTAAGTCTCAAGACAAAGCTAACTCCATGGGCTGGTCGTAAGCTGGTACTCACGCAGGTTCGTGATCTGGAGAATCCTAAAATTAAGCAATAGCATGTGGTACAACTTTGACGTGCAAAAGTTCGGGTGGCAGATGCTTCCCACTATCCTTCGAGGTGATGTGATGAGGAGTCTGCTGAAGGTACTCCTGTTGCCACTGGTGTGGCTTTTCTCCCAATTCCGACTACTCCAAGCCGAAGTAAAGGAGCGACTGTCTTCTAGTGGACAGACTCGTTCTCTTATAGAGGCACTACGTCGAGCCTATAGGCTTAAGGAGGGAGATGTCTACATCATAGACTCTGAACATAAGCAACCACACCTCTACCTCAAAAGAGAAGAACAACGCCCTATGTACCTCCATCGGGTTGGAGACGGTGAGCGCACCTACCTCTACTATGAGGATGGTGCTCAAGTAGAACCAGACTTCTATATCTACATCCCAGACTTCCTCCAGGCGGAAGAAGAGGGGATACTGAGGATCATCGAGCAGTATAAACCCGCTGGACGTAAATACAAGATCATATACTATCCTTATGAATAAGCTTCAATTCAACGAGGGGGGGCAACCTCTTCATCTTGATGACTTAGAGTTCCTTCAAGATGCGACGGTGTCACCCATTCAGTCGCTCATCGTCTCCTGGGGGAACTGCATCCTTGGCGGATGCGAGATCACCTACGATAAGACCACATCCGTACACCATTGGAATGATGGGTTTATAGCCTACCAGGGGAGCGTCTATCGAGTCTCTGCAGGGACGATTGATCAGGTCGATCAAGCCGATACCTTCTACTGGCTGTTCTCCAGGACTGAGACCGCCTCCAAGGTGTTCGAGGACGGGGCGGAGCACAACACGCAGGTCGTCTATGTCGCCCAGCTTGCATCGATGAGGTTCGCCCCCGAAGCTGGTGATTATATCGCCGACAAAAACCTCCCTCGCCTGGGGGTGGACTTTGCCCGATCCCCTCGACTCAACTATAGCTATAATGGGATTGGCTCTGTTGTCAACTTCCAGGAACTCTCCCGCTATAGCGGTATCCTCACCCTGCGTTTTGAGCCTAAGGATGCTCTCCCAACCACAGGGCACTTTGGGACATTCCTCCTCTCTGGGATCAATAACATGGCGGGGCGATACACCTTTGTAGACCCCAATATGCCCCCAACTGATATTGATGTGGTGAACGGCAAGCTCACTTGTCGGCAGAAGCTCGGGGAAGGGTTTAGCCGTTCTCATGCTACTCTGGAACATCGCACCTACATATCCATCCTCATTTCGTGGGATTACGAAGAGAACAATGGAGATGGCTCTGGCATCAATGACGACTCTGGTAAGATTCCTCCACGAGACTATGGCAGAGGAAATGGTTCTGTACCTCCTCGTCGTAGATAAGACCGAACGATATGGCAACTCTATATGATATCAGAGAGCGGGCAGAAGCTCTCTCACGTAAGCTCGAGGCGGGGTCAATAACCCCCGAGGAGGTAGGTCAGCTGATTGTTGACCTGACTGACTACACTCAGGGGATGGAGCGAGATGGATCCACCCTGGGTATTGGTAAGGTGTACCCGACGCTCGAGGCAATGCAAGCTGATACAGCGCCTGTCGGCGATAATGGCAAGCCCCTACGCCGAGGAAACCTCGTAGCCATCTATCAAGAGTCAACAGCTCAGACAGACCCCAACAGCGGGCTCGTCTGTATGTGGACGGGAGTACGATGGGTAGCTATCGCACGCATCGGGACAGCGATGCGCCACGAGTACACCTCCATTGAGAGTCGTGTTACCGAGCTTGAGCGAGAGCAAAAAAATGAGCTCAAACCGTCAATCGAGTCCCTTAAAACGGCACTCGAAGCCATTACGAAGGACGTTAAAAAGGCATTAGACCGACTCGAGTTCACTGAAGGAGACCGAGAGAAGCTAGATAAGATCAATACGACGGGGAAGAAGTCGAGCTACCTAGGAGCTGATGGCAACTACCATATCCTCCCCGTTCAGAGCGTAGAGGTCAATGGGGTTACCATGTCCTCCGATGCTAATGGTAAGGTGTCCATTACCACTCCTCAGGGTACGGTCAAGAGTTTCACGCTCAACGGATCGAAGCTGGTGCCTGATGAAGCTGGTGACTTGGGTCTTGGTCTTAAGCTCGCCACTGAGAACCTAGATAGCAAGCGTGTCAAGGTGGCTCTGCTGACTGCCGATGGTCTCGAGCTCTCGAGTATAGAGCTTGCCCAGGGAGGTGCTTCGGGCGGAGGTGCTGGCTTCCTTAATATATCTAGAGAGGTGCCCCTGTCAACGGGCTATTATAGTCTCTCCAGCGCTCTCACAGCCCTAAGGTCTCTTGCCCCTGATGCCTCGCTCCGCTCAGGTATGATCATCACTTTCGAGAGCGCCGAGGGGGTGTGGAGCGATTATCGCTATGTTGGTACGACGACCGATGATACCGCCTTCTTCTCCGCCCCCCTATGGCAGGAGTACGCTAAGAATGTCACCGACGAGCACATCAAAGACCTCATCGCCAAAAGTGGTAAGGAGGTAGAGGTTGCCGAGAGCCTGGACGAGACCCACCGCCCTGTGGCAAGCGTGGCGGTAAAGCAGGCGATCGATGAGCTCCGAGATGCGACGCTCGACTCCGATGTCGAGAAGACGGATGATGGGAGCAAGGTGACGCTATCTCGCAATGGGAAGACCGTCGCCGAGTTCGTCGTTGCTGGGGGTGGTGGCGGAGGACAGTCCTCCTCTACTAAGGCTGTCGTTACTGCACAGCTCTCCGCTGGGCGTATCAAGCTCGGCGACCAAGCCCGCCTGACCTATGGCTACACGCACTACTCCGACGGGGAGGTAGACGGCGTGCCAGCGACTATTGCGGTGACAGTCAAGCGAGGTGTCCAGACCCTGGCGACCCTTAGCCTTGGCGCTCTTGCCTCGGGCTCTACAGCCAGCCTAGACCTCTCTAAGTATCTCACGACAGCCGACACCTACAGCATCATGGTCTCGGCGAGGTACGAGGAGGAGGGTGTCGTCAAGGAGCGTAAGGCTCAAGCGCTGTTGTCAGTCGTTAATCTCTCAATCGACCTCTACAACCGCAATGAGATTGAGACCTACCTCTCCGCTGGTGGCTATAAGGATGGGGACACCGCCTCGATCATCCTCTCGGTACGAGGGGGAGCTCGGGAGGTGACTATGCTCATCGATGGCGATGAGGGGGGGAAGGAGGTGCGTCCACTGACAGGCGGAGGGAGCAGACAGACCTTCTCCCTCCCCGTCCGATCACTCTCGCCAGGGAGACACAGCGTCCAGTTCGTGGCGAGTGTGGATGGTCTCCTCTCCAATAGTATCTACCTGGATGTCCTCAAGTTTGGGGCAGACACCTCCTTCGTGGGACTCATCTTCTCACGTCCTGATGGGTATCTAGTCCCCGCAGGTGAGACCCCTGAGGTACTGGCACATCAGTATGAGGAGGTGTCGTGGAGCTACATCGCTGTAAGCCGTCGAGCAGGAGGGGTATCTCAGCTGACGCTGACGACCCCCAGTGGCTCGACCGTGTTCTCTACGCCCCGCACCTACCAGGAGCAGTCCTCTCGCTTCACCCAGCAGGGGCTACTCGACTACAGCTATACGCTGGAGGATGCTACCAGGGCGTTCAAGGTCAAGGTCGTTCCCACAACACAGGAGGGGCTAGGTATTAAGGAGGGGGCAGTTGTAGAGCTCCTCACCGCTGGGCGTAGCAATGTGGAGTCCGATCCGTCTATCTGGCAGAGCGGTAAGACTTCCACCCGCTTTGTGGGCGTGGACTTTGTAAGCTCAGGCTGGACGGGGGAGAGCCTCCGTCTGATCAACGGAGCTAAGGCGGAGATTGGCTACAAGCCATTCGCCACCGATGCCAAGACTCGTGGGCTTACGCTCACCTTTGAGGCTCGCATGACCAATGTGCGCCGCCCCGATGGGGCGGGCATCTCCTGTATCGATGCAGGTGCCCAGGAGCTGGCGAGCTTCGCAGGGTTTGCCATATCGCCAAGCAAGGTTCAGATGCCGACGGGGGGTAAGCTTGAGTTCCGCACGGAAGAGGGTGAAACTATTACTCGTGACCTTGGGCTCGAGATGCCCTATGCCTATGGGGAGTATTACTCTCTAACGCTTGTGGTGCATCCAGCCAGCGAGGAGCATACCATCCGCCTCTACATCAACGGAGTCCTCTCTAAGGCGGATACCTACCAGGATACCCTGTTCGCTCAGCGCACTCCCAGGGGGATACTCCTCGATAGTACCTCGGCGGATCTAGAGATTAGGCATGTGCGCATCTATGAGACCGCACTGACTGACGACGAGGTGCTCACCAATTACATCACCGATCGCCCGACACTGAGCGAAATGGAGGAGCTACGTGAGCGCAACGACCTGCTCAACCCCGACACGGGATCTATTAGCTACGACAAGCTTGTCAATCGGGGCAAGGCGGTACTCTCTATTGCGATGCCCGATGGTGGTATAGAGCGCCTCTGGGGTAAGTCTACGGATACTAAGACCGACTACACCTTCACCGAGCTCATCTTCCGCTCGCCTTATGGTAAGGCTTATGACCTGCGGGTTACCGATGGCGTTATTCTCCGTCAGGGAACCTCAACCTCTACCTACCCCATCAAGAACCTGCGTATCTACCTCCAGAAGTCCAAGACGACTAAGGTCTATCGGAACGTGGGCAAGGGGCAGGAAGACCAATGGGAAGAGGTCAGCACCCGCACGTACGTCATGCGAGAGGGGGCAAAGCCGATGAAGATCATCAACCTCAAGACGGACTACGCCGATAGCTCCCTGTGCTACAATACGGGTACTGCCATCCTGCTGAATGACTATCTCGTAGCCAAGAACCCGTCTCTGCGCAATGCAGGGCAACAGGCAGACCCTTCGGCTCGTATGGCTATTGATGGGATGCCTATCGATGTCTTCACGTCGGACACCCCCGAGGGGGAGAAGACCTACTGTGGGCAGTTCCAGCTGAACAACGATAAGAGCAAGAGTGGCTACCTCTTCGGTCAGACTAAGACCGATGGGAGTGAGATTGCCCTGGAGTTCATCAACAACACAAACCCCGTAGCCAACTTCCACATCACGGCGAGCTCCGTCGAGGAGCAGTTAGGGCGTACGGGAACAGATGGCTTTGATGCCTCTGTGGAGTTCCTCTTCCCCGAGATGGACTACACATGGAACGGGAAGACTCCCGATAAGACGGCTCCTGCCAATATCAAGCAGGCGGTCGTCCGCCTCTGGAAGTTCATCAAGGACTGTACCCCTACGGGCGCAGACCCCTCCTCGATGAGCGAGGTAGAGGTCAAGCAAGCCTTCCAGTCCCCCAAGTTCCGCAAGGAGGTTGCTCAGTACTTCGACGTAACCAACCTCACCATGTGGTGGGTGCTCACCGATTACCATATGAGTGTCGACCAGCGTGTGAAGAATACCTTCTATCGCACATGGGGGAACGGCATCTGGTGGCTCACCTACTACGATGGAGATACCGCCTTTGGGAAGCGTAATGATGCGTTCCTGGCTTACCTCTACAATATCACGAGAGACACTCGTGACGCTCAGCGCAGTAAGTACGCCTTTGAGGGGCACAATAGCCGACTGTGGTGTCTTGTGCTGGCAAACCTCGAGGAGGAGATCAAGGCATCTGCTAAGCTCATGAGAGCAACGCTGACCAATAGCGTCTACCTCTCGGTGTTCAATCGGCAGATTATGGGTAACTGGTCAGAGCGCCAGTACAACAAGAGTGGTATCTATAAGTACATCCGCCCCACGTACACCGACTACAACGGAGGTGGGACGATGAACTACATCTTTGCGCTCAGCGGTACGATGTACGCCTACCGTAACCAGCTTATCGAGCGTCGCTTCTCGATGCTGGATGCTAAGTACCTGGTAGGTCAGTACGAGAGCGATGCCGTCACTGGCTATATCGGCAAGGGCGATAATGATACTATCATCAAGGCTACCGCCAGCGATGACTACTACTTTGCTTGGAAGACGCAGAATGGTAAGCTCACCGAGCATCAGAGCGTGCAGTCCTCGGGGGTTGCTGTCTTCAACTTTAGGGATGCGATGAGCCAGAATGACCCAGTGCGTCTGATCGGGGCGAGTCGTATGCGTAGACTCGACTTTGCAACCACCGCCCCCCACCTGCAGGGTGCTTGGAACCTCAACTCGGGTAAGAGCCTAGAGGAGCTTGTGGCAACCACCGATAGCCCATCGCCTACGCAGTGGTATCCCCTGCTGAGCAAGATCACTGGCTTGCGCCATATCGACCTGACGGGACAGCGAGGGGTCACAGGCACAGAGGATGAGCAAGCTCGCACGTTTGATGTCTCCTCGCATACGGGGCTGGAGCAACTTAAGCTCGGGGGTACGTCCGTAAGAGCTGTCCGCATCGCAGAGGGTAGCCCGATTAGCCTCCTCGAACTCCCAGCAACGCTGAGCTACCTGCGACTAAGAGCCCTACCTCGTCTCTCGGTGTCAGGACTTGTGGTAGCAGATTGGAGTAAGGTGACCAGCCTCGAGCTCGCTGGATGCCCACTCATTGACTGGCGTGCTCTACTGGATAGCTGTGTCGCCTTGGAGCGCCTTCGCATCGAGGGCGTAGACTTCGAGGATGATGGGTCACTGCTCAGGAAGCTCTCGGGCATCAAGGGCATCGACGCTAATGGATCGGCGGTAGACACCTGTGAGCTTGTGGGTAAGTGTCAGCTCTCTGTCTATGTCGATGAAGAGACCGTCAAGGCTTACCGACAGCATTTCCCCTCCCTCGCCATACGACAGCCTGATTACACAATGGTCGAGTTTGATGATAATGTGGCGGATCCTGCCAATATCTCTAACCTGGACAATCGTACAGGCTACAAGTATGGGACTGCCTATCAGCCCTCGGCTCATATCGCAAAGATCCTCTCTGAGCGGTTTGGGTGTGTTGGTAAGCAGGAGACAAAGGGGACGATGAAGATCTTCCGCCTCCACAATGACAACTGGTATAAGTTTGCCGATCATCTAGTGCAAAGCCTTGCAACTGATAGCATTCTCGATCTGAGTCAGGGGGATGTATTCATCCATGAGCCTGAGTACTGGTACAAGGGTGTCAATGATGTACTTAGAGGTAAGAAGTATGCCTGCTTTGCATCGGGAGAGCGCCCTAGTTCCCCGAAGGTAGATACAGTAACCTTTGACCAGCTGGAGGCTCTTGGGCAGAAGATGGCGGGATATGCTGTACAGGTCGGACATACCTCTCCAAGCTCTGCGCTTGTGCCGAATGAAGGTTATACAGCCTACAAGGTGCGAGTTAAGGGGTACAAGCGTGTACGTTTCCAGTCCGTACTCTCCATTGATGCTCGAGGGGCTTCATTCTTTACCGCTAATGACAAGCTACTATCAAGCGTCTCGGTGGAGACGGGTGCTAGTAACTTCGCCGATGGGATGTGTCTCATTGCGGATGTCCCTGATTCTGCAGAGTGGCTATACTTCTGTGTCTACAATAAGGTACAGGATACAGACAGGGTGGTGGTTCTTTCAAATAGCGCTAAGATTGAAGATATGGAACCTCTTTGGGTGCATCACAAAGCTACCCTAGTTGGTGCATTCCGAGGGTCGCTGGTCGGTGGTAAGCTCGGATCTGCTGTACAGACAGGAGTTGATAACTCCCCGACGAAGGGATACTCCTATGAGGGACTTGCTCAATCGCTGGAGACTAGAGGGCTGAAGATTATGAGCTATGATCAGTACAAGAATATTGCCAATCTCGCTTTCCTGAAGTACGGAACAAGACTTGTTCAGAAAATTACGGGATCGTTCGATGACGATGGAAACTGGCGACATCTTAATGGTTACCTCATTCGAAGTGGAATACAGGACAGCCAAAAGCGAGCAGATGGGTCGCAAGGGATTTACGCAGTCACTGGAGAAACTAAAACCTGGGTTCCACAACCAAGACATACTAAAGTCATGGGGTATGAACGGCTCAATGGGGGGTGGTATGAGCACTTGAGTGGTGCTAAGGCTGTCGAGGAGATACCTGGATTCGCTCAAGCTTTTTCAGGATATGCACCTGTGGTACTAGATGTTGTACATGATGATGGGGGTCGCTGTCGTGTAATGTCAGCCCGTATTCATAAAGAAACCCCTCTACGTCTATCATTCGGGTTGTACATGGATATCTTCCCTCTTACACCCTACCAATATGGTCGAGCTACATCTACTACTTTCTATGGTGGAACTACACGCATCTGGGAAGGAGACAACCGACCGATACTGTTAGGAGAGAGGTACTATGACAAGGGGATGATATGGCTAACGACGTATCCTGAAAGCAACTCCAATATCACATTTAGAGTCATGTTCGATGGCAAGATTGAGGAGGTGAGAGATCTGGAGGTATTTAAGGCATTACCCATAAACTACTAGGAGAATGGAATATAATCTCATCGCAGTACAGGAGGGGACAACAATCCCTCTCCTCGAGCAATTCAATCCGATTAAGAATCAGTGGTTGCTTCGCTGGGTAACTGCACCTACAGAGTATGCCGAAGTGCTCCTGGATGCAAAGCCCTCCCTGGAGACTATTAAGGACGTTGTCCTCACCTGGCATAATCTTCAGGTCGATAAGGCGATCCTGTGTGGGTTCAAGTGGCGAGACATGCCCATCTGGCTTAATGCCGAGAACCAGCTGAACTACAAGGCGACCTTCGACCTCGTGATGCAGTTCCAGGGCGGGCGAGGGACGCTCCCTGTAACCTTTAAGTTCGGGCATGACGGCGAGAGTGTATACCACGAGTTTACCTCCGTCGATGAGCTGGCGGACTTCTACCTCTCCTCAGTAGCCTATGTCAAGGGCGTATTAGCTCAGGGGTGGGCGAAGAAGGACGCTATCGACTGGAGTATTTATGAGCGAGCATTGGCAACCTATGAAGGCTAAAGAGAAAGGCTGTGGAGCTATGGATGGATGGCTCTCCTGGATACGCCCTCCCCATCACGAGTTCTTCAAGACCGCTTGTATCCTCCACGATGAGCTCTACCTGCTTGGTGGATCTAAGGCAGACCGTTTGAAGGCGGATATACGCCTTTACCAAGACATGGTGCAACACTCCCTGCGCTACTTCCACGGGCGCAATGTCGGTTCTCAGGCGTGGTTCTTGTTCCTAGCCTACCTGTACTACAAGTGTGTCCGATGGTTCGGTAGTAGCCAGTTCAACTACCACGACTGATGAAAGGGTGGGGTAAAGAAAAGCCCCCATCCTTTCATAAATAGAATCCTACCTCATATTTACAAACTACGCCAAGGCGTGTGGATGGGGGCTTTATAGCTCTCTTCCACGCCTTGGCGTATTTGTCTTTTATGAGGTAGGAGCACAAAGATAACGATTAAACAGCATAACAATGAGACCACCATTGACTTACTACGGAGGAAAGCAAACGATGCTTAAGCATATTCTTCCCCTCGTACCGAAGCATAAACTCTACACCGAAGCGTTCTGCGGAGGTGCAACCTTACTCTTTGCGAAAGAGCCTGCCGAGGGCGAGGTGATCAATGATATTAATATGCACCTCGTGAACTTCTACAACACGCTACAGCTCGACTATGATGCCCTCAAGGCTAAGATCGATAGCACGCTTCACGCACGAGACATGCACGCTCACGCAAGCCACATACTGGCGTATCCAGAGTTCTTCTCGCATGTTGATAGGGCTTGGGCTGTTTGGGCATTGTCAAAGATGAGCTTTGCATCGATGCTTGATGGTACGTTTGGGTACGACTTCGCTGGAGGTGTGCCGAAGAAGGTGCAAAATGCTAAAGACGAGTTCTGCCAGCACTTGGCAAATCGATTGGAGCGTGTGACGATCGAGAGCAGACACGCTTTCGAGGTGATAGAGACCTACGATAGTCCTCAGACCTTCCACTTCGTCGATCCACCTTACGTCAATTCAGATTGCGGGCATTATGAGGGTGTCTTCGGAAATGATGACCTAGGTCATCTTCTTGACTTGCTGGCGCAAGTCAAGGGAATGTTTATGTTGACAATGTTCCCTCATGACCTCATTGCAAGCTATGCAGAACAGCACAACTGGACGATTCATCGTATCGAACGCTTCATATCTGCAAGCAAGACGAGCAGAAGGAAGCAAGAGGAATGGATGGTTTGCAACTACGAAGCGCCGAACAAGGAGCAACTACTATTCTGATAGTATTAGAGCCACATTCGAACGTCATCCGAATGTGGCTCTAAGCTTCCTTGGTAGATACGCTTTTTAAGCTCTAAGCATACGCTTCGTTTTTTCTCAGGAGCTTCAGCTTGGTACGCTTCGTTCCTTTCGTGCCTGACGCTTCGTTTTGCCGATTATAGATGTGCCATCAGCCTTCTTCAGCCCGAGAGAGTTGATATAAGCAGGGAATTGTGCTGCCAACTCCGCCGTCAGAGCTCTCTTACTCTCGGAGAGACTCTTGCGACTATCCGTATTGCCATACAGCCATTCATAAGCCATGTCTGCATGGTCGAGATCCGTGATAGGGCAATAGCAGACGCTTGCAAAGACGTCATCACGCTCGTCAGCTGCGCCCATTGCCTTGAGCAGGGGCTTGTACGCAGGGTTATTACCCGTGGCACCCATGAGGCTTGACATCGCACCACCTGCACTTGTACCATCGGTGATGATCTTCTCAGCATCGCCAGGTATCACGCTATCGAAGTGACGTAGGTAGCGAATAGCCGCCTTCAGGTCGAGTAGGGCCTTGGGTGCACGGCCGGTATAGATGGTCTTCTTCCCCTTCTGCACCGTAGAGGTACGGCCACGGCTACCAGGGATGACGAGTACATAGCCCTCAGAGAGAGCACGACCGCTGGCATCCTCTGCCTGTGGGTCACCTGCCTGGCTTGGCATATAGCCCCCCACGTAGGTGCGGAGGAAGATAGGCGTTTGCTGGGTCGCACCTTCGGGTACAAAGATGTTCATGTACTGGTAGGTGGGGTCCTCTATATTGGTGACAAAATAGAGCTTGGTGTAAGCCGTGTAGTTCACGACCTTGCCATCAGGCATGGTCAGTGAGGCCTTCACTCCGCTGTTAGGGTCAAAGTGCAGAGCGTTCGCTGTAGGCTTCTTAGCTGCGTTCAAGTTCGTGGCAAGCATCATTCCGATTGCTGCGATGATTAGCTTCTTCATATTAAGCTCAAAAATAGTATTCACATTCTTCTCTTACCACTCCGCCCATACGCTTGTGCATCGGGGAGAAGTGTGGAGTTTATTCGGCTGCATGCACGCCGTGGTTTCTACCAAAATCCTGTATGTATGACGTTCTCTCGAGGCGAAGGTTTAATTACCTCACAATTTTTTTTTCTGCTATCAGTCGAGAGGGAGGGCGTGAAGAGCGTAGCGAAAGCTACTTAGCTTCGTGAGCTTTCTTCCTTAGGTACGTGCAGTATTATACGCTTGAAGATGGATATTTATACGATTAAATCAGAGAATTAATACGTATAAATCGGGCGATTAATACGTATTAATTGGCAGATTTATACGTATTAATTTTCGATCTTACTCGTATAAATCGTGGATATCATACGTATGATCTCTAATAATACTCCTTGGGAGATGCGGGCATCCAGCTGTGGAGCAAACGCAAAGGGCGAATGAAAGGCTGAGTAAGTCCTTTCATTCGCCCTTCGTAATCCTACACGCAGTTTGCAAGGGAAATACTCTATGAGGCTTCAGATATGGAAAGAAGGCTGGAGAAGAATTACAAGAGCAATAGAATAAGATAAAGGCAATAAGCGCATATTGCTGACTGGATAACGGCACTTGAGCAGAGAGATATCTGTTTCAAGTGCCGTTCGTTTATTGCTAAGTTATTGTGCTTGGTCATTTTTTGATTCTGCGGCAAACTGTCCTCCTTTATATTCTTCCTTAAACTCTGTAACTGTCTGTCCCGTTTGTTTTTTGAAGAAACGCATTAGATGTCCTGGCTCCGAGAAATTGAATTCGTATGCCAATTCACTGGTGGTTTTGTTAGTGAAGAGTATTTCATTCTTGATTTCTGCAAGCAGACGTTGTTTCAGCAGATGTGCGGACGTTTGTCCATATTGAGCCTGTACAGAGGCATTCAATGTGATGCGGCTGATGTTCAGCATGGCTGCATAGTCAGCCACTCGCTGGTATTGGCGAATATGTTTTTCTAAGAGTTGTTTGAACTCAAAGGCATGGTAGTTCTTGGGGGTATCAAAAGGTAGATGGTACTGAGTGGAATACCTACGATTAAGAGTCATGAGCAGATAATGAAGTAAGGATACGATGATGTGATAGCTATCGGCAAGAGGATGGCTGAGTTCTTCTTTTATCCGTACAAGCAAACGCTCGTATTCTTGTTGTTCCATAGCAGTAGCCGCCAGATGGGGTGGGAAATCTGTTTGGTAGCAATAAAGCAAACGATAAGTAAAGAAAGGATCGGCAAGATAGGTTGAAAGA